ATACTCTAGGTTGGACAAGATACAATCAGTAGACATTAACAACAAGATAACTGCTAACGCTTAGGGAGATGATACTATGTGCTTACTTGTAGTGTGCGAGCCAAACTCCACACCAAACAAAGCGGACTTACACGCTGGTGCGTGTAGCAATCCGCATGGATTTGGCTTTGCCATACACGCTGGTGATAGAATTATCTCAGAGCGTAGTATGTCTGCTAAAAAATCTATTGCACGCTTCTTGGAATTACGCAAGCAATTCCCAGACGGCTACGCCATGTGGCACGCACGATACGCCACGCATGGTGTTAAGAACGAACAGAATTGCCACCCGTTCAAGGTTGGTAATGATGAGCGTACTTACCTAGCACACAATGGTGTGCTTGACATAAGTATCGGCAAGTCCGACAAGCGTAGTGATACGCGTGTCTTCGCTGAGGATACACTACCTAGAATTGGTGGCGTGTCCGCACTTGATGATGATAACGTATGGATTATGGCTGAGACTTGGGCTAAAGGTAGCAAGATTGCTATCATTACATGTGACCCAGCAGCGCAACACCCTATGTATCTACTCAACGAGTCGGCTGGTTCATGGGACAATGAAGGTATCTGGTGGAGTAACCAAAGTCATAAGCGTACTACCTACCTAGAGCCTGTCAAAGCCACAAACTATGACGACAAACTGTGGGACTACGCAGTAGATGTGGACATAGACTTAGAGCTATGCCCCTACTGCGAGTCTGCCACAGACTTGACAGACAACCCGTACTACTGTAACATGTGCAAGTCATGCTTTGATTGTTCAGTCATGATAGATGACTGCCTATGTTACACACCGAACAAAGATTGGCAAAGCAAACGAAGCCTTGCCGATTTCCTATACTAACTAGAGAGGTAACAAATGTCTAACGACACAATCTTAGGTCTCGCTGAGGAACTACGCATTATCGCAGACGAGATTTCATACAACGCAGTTGACACATCAAGTGACTACCCAAAGCGTGGCACTATTGTGAAAGCACTACCTTCACAGACACGCTTCAAGCCTAAGTCCATGTGGGTATCACTAGGTAACGGCACATACAAGCACCTTACTGGTAGCAAAGGTCTTACTACCACGCACGAACGACTTGACGGATACACAGAAGTAGTATTCGAAGCGTAAGCACAACTCCTGAGCATGAGTATAAACTGCTCACTATTATTTATTAGAGAGGATAGATGATGACAGTAGTATGGAAAGCAGAATTAACTAACGAGATGATGTCTCATTTAACAACAGCACAGCAACAAGAATTAAGGGGTAGATTAGAGTTGGCAGTAGATAGTATCGCTGCCGAATACGAGGTAGGAAGGGAGTTTAAGCATGAGCTATGAGCCACAACTTGACGACGACGTAGCATTAGGGTATGATGATGAAGAAGAACTCGACGAAGAATTCGACGAGATGATAGAGATAGCACTAGAGAGATAGGAGATAGAGTATGCAAGGTCTATGCACAGGTCATGAGAACCCTGACCTATGGTTCAGCGAGTCTATTGACAGCGACATTGATAACTATCACATCAATGAGAACAGTCAAGAGTACAAGCAACGTATCGCTAACGTGCGGACCGCGCTATCTATCTGCAACGCATGCCCTGTCAAGGCTGAATGCTTTGCTGAGGGTATGAAGAAAGAGAACTTAGACAATGGTATTTGGGGAGGCACTCTGCCTGGTGAGCGTCTCGTACTTACAGATGTTTCATTGACATGGAACAATCGTAGGTCTATGATTAACTTCGCACACAGAGTAAGGGCAACCACCAAATGAAATCATTAACATTCTTACTGCTCGTAGTAATAGCCCTGCTATTAACCGACAACTCAAAGACTGCCACGGACACAACAGACAAAGTCGTGCAAGTCGTTTGGAGTAAGGCAGATAGCAAGGCATACGCTAGAGATAAACTCAGCGAGTGGCAAGATGACCAATGGTCATGTCTCAACAGATTGTGGGGCAAGGAATCCGCATGGAATCCTGAAGCTTTCAATCCTATCCGTGTAATGGGGAAGCACGCGGGTGGGATTCCACAACTGTTGGGGCTTGACCCTGACACACCAGCACCACGACAGATAGAGCGTGGGCTTGATTATATTTTCTACAGATACGGCACACCATGTGAAGCATGGTCTCATTGGAAAAGGAATGGTAACTACTAATGGGAGAAAAGATTATGTGTAACTCATGTAACAAAGAGGTAACAGGAGAAGTTAAGATTGTGTTAAGCAACAAGAAAGGTTGGGGTGTGACTCATAAAGCAGAACAATACTTTCATGCCACACCAATTGACTGCGCTAATGCAGTCGAACCAGTTATTATCCTTACGAATAGAATGAGAGCATTACAAAATGGCTAAGCATGTAACAGAGATGCGCCCTGATTACAGTCAGGCTATGGACATACGCGGTGAGCCTACACTGGTGTGCCCATGTGGTTGTGAGATTTGGAATCTCAAGACTATCTTTGATGACGACGGAGAGATTGGTATGTACTTCCTTGACATGGAGTGCGCTGAGTGTGGTACACTAGCAACAGCACCAACACCAGAAGGAACGGAGATAGAAGATGACTGAATTTCTACATCAGGTTGTAGCCAACCGTGAGTACATACAGAACGATAGAGAGATGCACCGAGAACTACGTAATGCTATAGAAAATTCTTTAGAGGCTATTACTATTGACCCATGGGCAGATGCACAAACTGTTGTCTACCCAAGAAGTGAAGACTTAGGAGCAAACTAATGGCTAGTTACGAATACAAATGTGAGATTGACTCAAGCACTATCACAATCAGTAGAGGTATGACAGAAGAAGAAATTATACCTTACTGCGACAGTTGCAATGAGCCAATGGTAAGGGTGTACAGTGCACCACCTGTCAAGTTTAATGGCAGTGGATTCTATTCAACAGGAGGATAGCAAATGGTATGTGAAGTATGCGACGCTGGTGGTTGCTCAGCCTGTGATTTACAGTCTGATGAACTACAGTTTGCTAGCATGAAAGAGATTGAAGAGTTCTATAATGTAAATGGGGAAGCATTGCATGTTGACCCAGCAGAGCTAGACTTAGAAGGCATGATACAAGAGATGATAGATTCAGAGATTGATTTTGACGGGGAGTTCGACGCTGATGCCCAGTAAAGAGCGCGAGATGAGTTCATTCCGCGCCCTTTCAATCATATCACTAGTGTTCTTTACTGCTCTGACTGCGTTGGTGTATCTAATTCTTGGTATGATGAGTCTTCTAATGTTTCTGTTTCCGTGGGCTCCATGATGTCGTTATCATAGAATGGTTTGAAGCCACCAAGTTTATTGACCAGTCGCTTGACAGCCCTGTTACCTCTCATGCGGGCTGCGTCATCACTACCTAGAGACAAGTAATTACTTATCTCTTTGTAGTCCATAGACTCTGCATATCGGAAGAAGAGTATCTTTCTATCCTCTTTACTTAACTTCCAATATGCGGAGTCTATCTCCATCATCATGACAGATAGATTACCGCCTTCGGAAGGGGCGCTTGGACGCCCTGGTCTACCTAAGTTTAACTTATGAGTAACACCATACTCGTTACGTAACACAGCAGGAAGCAGTGCTTCTACAACATCTGCCTCATAATAATACAGGTCAGACACGTCATAACCAACTGACTTTGCCTTCCACTTCTGGCAGTAATCTAGTGCATGGTTACGTAGGCTACGATAGATAAGGTTCTTTGCATCCTTGTCGCCTATCTTTTCCCACTCAGCTACCTTGTTAGGGTGCTTAGCAAACCATTCGTATAGACTTTGCTTGATGTCTTCAACTTCAACCATATCAAACTTGCGGTGATACTCAGATGCTACCGCAACGATTACGTATTCCCATGGTTCAATTTGCTGCCAGTTCATCTGCCTTTGCTTTCTTGTATAGTCGTGTGGCTGACATTAAATCATCTACTGTAATTAAGAATCCCTTAGACAGATTAGGTGGAATGTTACACGTAATCTCTCTACCAAATTCTTTTACTGCATAACGCAACGCATCTATTGGGACAATGAGTGTGCTTTCTTCAAGCACGAACGCCCAGTAAGAAGCCTCAGTTACGCCTAATCCTGAGGGAGCCCAGTCCTCAATCTTCTTGAAGAAGCACTCAGTCTCGATGTACAGGTTGTTAGTCTTAGCCCACTTGCGGTCGCGCTTTACTTCGACAGTACGTCCACCAGTAAGCAACTCATCTACTAATTGCTCACCCTTGCGTCCGTATCCAAAGTCTAAATCGAATGAAGATTTGTTAGTCATTGTCCCATTGCTTTCGTAAAACCAGCAACCCAATGATTGCATAGTTAGCCATGTCCTTGAAGGAATCTTCTAAGGATTCGTGCTCAGGGTTTGCACCGCTGTCAATCAGGTTATTGATTCGTGCTAACTTATCATGCATACGTACACGCAGGCCATTGATTGCACCGCCTGGTGCTTGTGATATATTCTTAGGACCATAGTCCTTATGCTTACTTAGCAACAACTCAGACAACTCTTTGATTGTGTTGCTAAGGTGCACCTCTAGGTGGACTTCGCGTGCAATAGAGGTATCGCCAAGGTTATCTTTAGCTGGTCGCCTTGCTTCTGATACGCTTCTATCTTCAATCCCAGTCCTGATACGTATTGGATAATCTGCCATATCTCTTCACTCTCCATCTTCGAGTAGCTGTTTAAGTTCATCATCAATTCCTACCATGCTAGAGCCAACAATCATATCTTCAATAACTTCAAGTACTGTATCTGGGTCTGTCTCTGCTGAGAACAAAGTCATATACGTGTCTTGTGTTATCTTTCGTATCTGTTCAGGGTCATTTGCATAGCGATACATACAACGTAATAACGAACCAATAATAAGGCGATAGCCATTAGGCAATACCAATGCTGGGTCGAACTCTTCATCATCTTCAAGTAGATGGTCGGTTGCTTCGAACACATTATCAAAGTGCTGTCCACATTCTGGACAAGGATTAATCTTATTCTTCATTTGTTAATCCCATCTTTTCTTTAATGAAACCCGCACCGTACTTTGTGTACGCCGAATTAACATCTTCCCCGTCACCGAATCCCACGATAGTGACTGGTAGTTCTCTTGCCAAACTGTTTGCAAACTCTCGTCCTGGTCCATCCCCGTCTGCGAAAACAAAGATGCGCTCGAAGTCAGCAAGTAATCTTGTGTAGTGCTTCTTCCAAGAGTTTGCTCCTGGGACTCCGACGCATGGGATTCCAACACATCGTGACATAGTAAGGGTGTCGAGTTCACCTTCGCATACTCCAATCCAATCGCCTGCTCGTTCAATATCTAATACGTTATACATCTTTGTGTCAGCACCTACCATACCCATGTACTTAGGTTCAACCGCAGGGTTAAGTGAACGAAAGCGTATGTCCACAATGCCCGACTTAGTCACATAAGGTATACTGAGTCTGCCAGTATACTGTTCATGTCCTGGCTCAGGCTCCTCGACTACGCCTAATCGTGCCAACCGTGCCACTTCCAGAGTTATGCCTCTGCTTCGAAGGTAACCTTCTGCCTGATAGATGCTTTCCTGGTACCGTTTGGACGCTATGCCCAAG